TTCAAACAAAGCAAATGGCATTGTCCGCCGATTACATTCGCACCTCGCTTCAAAACCTTTATGGCACTGAATTCACAGCTGCTGATGTTCGTGCATGGTGCAATATGAATGGTTGTGCTTATCAGACCGTTACTAACAAACTTGCTGATTACAAAGTCGGTCGTGGCAAGTGGAATTTGGAAGTAACAAAGGAGACTGTGCAGGAACTTGAAGTAACTTATAATGCTCCTGCAGCACTCCCTGCTGTTGAGCAAAATCTCATTCCTGAAAAAGATGATACCTTCGTCCAGTTTGGCAACTTCGGTTCTATTAAAAAAATTATTCAGTCCTGTCTATTCTATCCGACGTTCATTACAGGATTGTCTGGTAACGGTAAAACGCTCTCAGTTGAGCAAGCGTGTGCTCAATTGGGTCGGGAACTTATCCGCGTAAACATTACTATTGAAACAGATGAAGATGATCTTATTGGTGGTTTCCGCCTTATTGATGGCAACACCGTCTGGCACAATGGCCCAGTCATTGAAGCACTCGAACGAGGTGCTATCCTGCTCCTTGATGAGATCGACCTCGCTTCTAACAAAATTCTCTGTCTCCAAAGCATCCTTGAGGGGAAAGGAGTATTCCTTAAAAAAATCGGCCGATGGGTTAAGCCTGGAAGTGGTTTCAACGTCATCGCCACAGCAAATACTAAAGGTAAAGGTAGCGACGACGGACGATTCATTGGAACTAACGTGCTCAATGAAGCCTTCCTCGAACGATTCCCTGTTACCTTCGAGCAGGAGTACCCCACCCCTGCCACAGAACTGAAGATTCTAGAAGGTGTGGCACGCGATCTCAAAGTGGTTGCTCCTGATTTCTGTAAGCGCCTTGTAGATTGGGCAGACATCATCCGCAAGACTTTCTATGATGGTGGTGTGGATGAGATCATCAGCACCCGTCGCCTGGTTCATATCATCCGTGCATACAAGATCTTTGGTAAAAAAGAATTGGCAATGGAGGTTTGTGTCAATCGCTTTGATGATGACACCAAGCAAGCATTCATGGAACTCTATGACAAAGTAGATGCTGATTTCCAGATGCCAATTGACGAGGAGGCACAGAACTGATATAATGACATTAAACGCTTGGTCTATGCTTTACGATGAACTTTTAAAAATGGATAAGCAAGATTCTATTGATCATTCTGAATATTATTATCATTATGATCGCAATGACCTAACAAAAGAAAATCCATTCAGCGATGAAAACACTTTCAACATTACTATGACTGAAAATCGACGATACAAGTATGATGAGGATGCAATCCTCAAAGAACTAACTGATTATATTTCTGGCACATATAACCAGCACTATTCTGCTGGTGATGATAAAATTCAAACACTTGATCTGATTGAAGCATGTGGTGATGGTGAAGCATTTTGCCGCTCCAACATCCTTAAGTATGCCTCTCGTTATGACAAGAAAGGCACTGCTCGGCGTGACATTATGAAGATCCTGCATTATGCTGTGCTTCTAATGCATTTCAATGACAAGAATGCAAAACGCGAAACCTATCCTCAGTGATGATGAAACTCAAAGAAAAAACTATGAACCTGTCTGATTCTACCCTCAACCTGCTGAAGAACTTTAGCACCATCAACCAATCCATCCTGTTTAAAGAGGGCAATAGTCTTCGCACTATCAGTGTGATGAAAAACATTCTTGCTGAAGCAACTATCAATGAAGAGATTCCCAAAGACTTTGGAATCTATGATTTGAACCAATTCCTCAATGGTCTGTCTCTGCACCAGAGTCCTGATCTTGACTTTGCAAACAACGGATATGTGGTGATCAAAGAAGGTCGTTCTCGCTCCAAGTATTTCTTTGCCGATCCTCAAGTAATTGTCACCCCACCTGACAAGGATATCACTCTTCCTACTGAAGATGTGTCTTTTGAATTGAGCACTCAACAATTGGACAAACTGCTCAAAGCAGCTGCTGTGTATCAACTCCCTGATTTCTCTGCCGTGGGTGAGAATGGTGTTGTTAAACTGGTTGTTCGTGACAAGAAGAACGAAACTTCTAACGACTATGCTGTGGTTGTTGGTGAGACTAACAACACCTTCTGCTTCAATTTTAAAGTGGAGAACATCAAGATCATTCCTGGTTCTTATGAGGTTGTAGTGTCTCAAAAACTTCTGTCTCGATTCACTAGCAAAGATTATGATCTGAAGTACTTTATTGCCCTGGAACCAGACTCTACTTTTGAGTAATGTTCTTGTTTAAGAAACCTCAGAGAGATGAAGTCATTGTAGTTGATGACTTCTTAGACAAATATGAATTTAAAGTCCTCAGAGATCATATTGAGGACTGCAATTCTTGGGGATTTACTAAAGGTATTTCTGTTGCAAGCGAAGGCGATCCTAGAATCTATTATGGATTTTCTGCAGGAGTTGTTGATGAAGACGCTCCCGAAGAATATCTTTATGAAGAGGGATTTCACATTCAGTTTATTAAACAACTGAATGAAAGGGTAAAAGAACAATTTAATTTAAAGGAAGTAATTCGTTGCAGATTAGATATGACCACATATCGTGGTGATAATGAAATTGTTTTTGGTCCTCACATTGATTGTGATAGAGAGCATACTACATCAATCTTTTATGTCACGGATAGTGATGCTCCAACTATTATCTACAATGAAAAAAGATTCTGTGGAGAAATACCAAAGGACATTGTTTTGACCGAGAAACAAAGAATTCTTCCAAAAGAAAATAGGTTGGTAATTTTTCCAGGTAACCATGTTCATACTGGAATGTGTCCGATTAATTATCCAGTAAGAATCTTAATTAACACTAATTATAGGAATTAAGATATGGAAGCTTACCTTACTCCAGAAAGAGAAACTCTTCTCAAACTGCTAGAAATAGCAGGTATTGAAGTTGTTGAAAATGCTCCAATCTGTTGGAAACGCAACGATCAGTTTGCTGGATTTACTCTATCTACACCCAGCACTCAGTTTATTGAAGTTATTATCTGTACTGATTCTATTATGAAACATACGATAAGTAGGGTAAGATCCATGATCGAAATCAATCGAACTGTAGATCATGAAGCACTTCACGCTGCACAGTTCTGCAAAAACGATTATCATCCTGGTTCAGTGTCTGATGATTGGACCACTGATGGTGAACTGGAAGCACAATCATATGAAGATCGTCCTCAGGCAGTTGGAGAGAAACTTATTGAGTTTTGCTTTGATTGACCATGCAACCCGATCCTTATATTGAATTCTTAGAGAACTGGATACCTGGTATTGGTGAATGCACTGAACTGCATGACCAACTCCATGATCACTTCCGCATGAGTTTTAGTATTGGGGATGAAGCAAAACTTTTAGGTTTTCAATTGGGTCACCATCCTGCTGGAAACTTTTTTCATGTTTTGGTATTTGGTTTCATGAGCACAACGATCTACCCCAAGTCATATCGGAATGGTGTTGGTGATGTGAAACTTTTTTATCAGGCATATTTGGTTGGAAGAAACTGGCAATCCGTGCCATACTGGTTTATACCAAGAGGTATTCTTGAAAGACTATGAACATTTTTGCAACAGATCAGTGCCCTCAACGTTCTGCTCAAGTTCTTCCTGACAAACATATTGTCAAGATGCCTTTAGAGTGTTGTCAAATGCTCTCTATTATTTTTTCAGAGTGGTATTATGGTTGGGGTCCTTTACCCAAAAAAGATGGAGGATACTATGAAACCAGGAAGGGAGCATTTCGTAATCATCCATCAACACAATGGGCAGCAAGAAATATCTATAATACTGCCTGGTTGATTCAACATGGATGCTGTCTTGCCGATGAATATTATAATCGATATGGTAAGGTTCATTCGTGCAACAAGACTTTATTTGAGGCAAAAAAATTATTTCATCGTAAAACTGGAAAGGCAATTACTTGCTATTGTATGGCAGATAATTTTTCCAGAGCAATGCCTGAAGAGTGGAAATTTGATGATACAATAGATACGTTTACTGCATACAAGCGGTACATTGCATCTAAACCTTGGGCAAAGAATAACTATCTACGCATCCCAAGTCGTAAACCTGATTGGATTTAACTATGCCTTACAAAGTTGAAAAAAGGGACGATGGCATCTGGCAATCTGTCCGAAAAGATGGTAAAATACTGATGGTTGCTTCCACCAAGGAAGCCTGTGAGTCGGTTACCCGACACTACTACAACATCTTCTGCACTTGACATGAAAGAGTTTGATTATGAACTTGATTACAAGACACTTGACTTCACGGATCCTGACACTCGCTCGCTCTATCGGATCGGAAGAGGGGAGCAGGGAGTGCTTCTTGTTAGGCCTTACACTGACGATATTTGTGCTCATTGGCGTTTTGTAGATGAAACTACTGCTCGCAACTCTTCTGCTAAGATATACCAAATGTTCCTTGGATTTAAAACCAAACGGGACTTCATTGGTATGGACATGGCGAGGAAATTCCTGGAGATGGGTTTTACACGAGCCCGTAGGTATGCTAATCATGCCAGTGGACGGAAGTACGATAAAGTTTCTGGTAAAATCAGACCCCAAGAGAAAGATTGGCGAACCAATGAAAAGTCCAAAGCTGCTGCCGTATTTAAGGAAGTTAGAGACTTGGCTGCCTATGATCAAACCTATCAACAAATGAGAAAAGAGTGGAGAGCATCTGAATGAAACATATTCTCTTCACAATCAAGGGATGTAAGTATGAGTTGCTTGATGATGAGTTGCACATTCGCAATGTCCTTGTGAACGCTGCTCAACTTGCAGAGAGCACCTTACTTGATATATCATCACATAAGTTTGACCCTCATGGGGTTACTGCTATCGCTCTCCTTGCAGAGAGTCATATCAGTATCCATACTTGGCCTGAACTTCATATGGCAGTGTGTGATGTCTTTACCTGTGGTGAAAATACTATCCCAGAGTCTGCTGCTAGTTACATATACACTGCCATGGAGGCCACTAGTCATGTGACTCAAAGTTTCAAACGACCATTAGAATGAATATGTGCTATGATTACCATAAACAGGTGCAGACTTGTTGGGAGTGTTTTGCTTATAGTTGGATACTTCCTTGTTCTGTACGTAGACGTTAGATTTGGATGCACTGCACGTCTCTTTGGCAACTTACTAGTATTGCCTTTTTCAATCAACTGCAAAGCATATGACATTGCATCTGTCTCTTCTTTTTTTGCAGTTATTGATATTACTAAAATCATTCAACTTACATTATGAGAAATGAATTTCTGTGGGTAGAAAAATATCGACCCAAGACAATTGAAGAATGTATTTTACCAACAAATATTAAGAAGACTTTTCAAGACTTCCTAGATAAAGGTGAAGTACCTAATTTACTTCTGGCTGGGCCTGCTGGATGTGGTAAAACCACTGTCGCAAAAGCACTATGTAATGAACTTGGGGTAGACTATTATGTCATCAATGGATCCGATGAGGGACGATTCCTGGATACTGTCCGAAACAATGCGAAGAATTTCGCTTCGACCGTCTCGCTTTCGTCAACTGCAAAACACAAAGTCATCATCATTGATGAGGCAGATAACACAACGAACGACGTACAACTCCTCTTACGGGCGTCTATTGAGGAGTTTAGTGGCAACTGCAGATTCATCTTCACCTGCAACTATAAGAACAAAATCATCGAACCCCTCCACTCCCGTTGTGCTGTCGTTGAATTCGGAATTAAAGGAAAGGACAAACCTGCCCTCGCAGCACAATTCTTCAAACGTTCCCAAGAAATCTTGGCTGCAGAAGGTGTTGAATATGATAACAAGGTCCTGGTAGAACTTGTTAATAAGCACTTCCCCGACTGGCGTCGTGTGTTGAATGAGTGCCAGCGGTATTCCGTTGGTGGAAAGATTGACTCTGGTATTCTTGCTACGTTTTCTGATGTTGCTGTTAACGAACTTGTCAAAAATCTTAAACAGAAAAATTTTGCGGAAGTTCGCAAGTGGATCGTTTCTAATTTGGACAATGATACTACTGTACTTCTGCGTCGTATTTACGATAGTCTTTATGATTCCTTGGTCCCTGGTAGTATTCCTGCTGCTGTCCTTGTTATTGCTAAGTATCAGTATCAAGGAGCATTCGTCGCAGACCAAGAGATAAATATGCTTGCTTGTCTTACTGAAATTATGGTTGAATGCGAGTTCCGTTAGTGGTGACTATGTAGTAACTTTTACCACTTTTTTCTACAGCCTCTTTGATAGATTGGTATATAACACCATCATATTCAATCGGTTTGTAAGAGGTTACTTTCGGGATACCTTTCTGGGGTCTTTGATTAATCTTATACCCCCTCTTTCCTTTATTCCAAGGCACTTTTGGTTGTATCTCTTTTTGCCTGACAGCACACTCTTCCCTAATGAATTGATACATAGACCCCGTTTTGATTTTTCCTTGATTGGACATATTCCAAACGGCATACCACATTTTCTTTTTGTTATTACCCGAATTCATTTTGTATAGTAATAAATGGAGAATGTAATGAACTCTTGGAGAAACATCAACAAGATTTTCTGGACTATCATCACCTCCCAAACTCTTGGGGATAATGTGATGAGATTCAGTTATTCCTGATTGATTTTTATACTTATCAATGATAGAATTATAGATATTTCTGTAATTCATTTTGAGTGTGATTTTAAATTATTTATGTGGAGTGTGAATTCAAATGAAACCACATAGATTGAGAGGACTAGCAAGTGAATGCGCCTTTGCTGCTCAATATTATGAAATGATTGATGACGAGAAATACTCTCTCATCTCTCCTACATTAGATACTGGTTGGGATTTTATGATTGCTTTCACAGGTATCAAAATTCAAGTCAAACGTCATTCCCCTTGTGACAAAAAATATAATCCATATAATTTGGATTTGAGAAGAAAGCGTAATAAGGGAACTGGTAATTATACTGGTACAGAGTTTGATTACCTTGCTATTCATGATACTGATGCTGGAGAGTTTATTATTACACACGTTTCAAATTTAATGAAAGGTGGTAAAATGAAACAAAGTGTAGGTATTCGTTCACTTAAGAATGAAGGTTTTAAAATTTTATGTGGAGTGTGAATTCAAATGAAGAACAAAAAAACTAAAGCATTGGCACAAATGAAATCATCTCATTATTATATCTTCTGGGGTATCTGCACTGCAGCAGTCGTCGTTGGTCAGTGGTATGTCGGGAGTGGATATCGCATCATGGCAGGTTCAGTTCTCCGACTGACCATGGGTATGGAAAGTGTTTTATCTAGCCCATTACGCTGATGTTTAAAATTGATCAAAGCAATCTGGTAGAACCAAAAGTAAAGACCACACCTGAAAATGTAGAAGAAGCAAATCAAGCATTGTTTCGTGCTACAATGAATTTACCTACTGCTGCAAAGCATTGTGGTATGACTGAGAAGGAAATGAAATTGACCTTCTGGGAATTTTTGAAATACCATCCTATTGATTATGATATTGACAGAGAGTGATGCAGTTTATGCTGCAAATAAATTTATTGACTACTACACCAAGTTCAACCGCATTGATGATTATCTGAGATTTGTAAAGAAGGATCGTATCAGTGAGAGATCTGGATCTCTCTTTGGTGCAGACACAGAGTTCTTTGATGCATTTGATATGCATCCAAATGATATGAACTTTGAGGTTCATGTTGTTGATACAAATCCAAAGACAACTTCAAGATACAATCAATGGTTGTATTCGGAGACTCTTAATCTCACAGCGTCTAATGCTACTGAAGAAGCAATTCCTGGTAGAACTCACAAGTGGATTGTGGTAGAGACAAATACTAATAAGGTTATTGGTGTTGTTAGGTTTGGATCTCCTACTATCAACAGCAAACCACGCAATGATTACTTTGGAAAAGTCCTCCCTCTCTCTGATATTAATGCTCATTTTGTGATGGGTTTTAATATCGTTCCTACTCAACCATTTGGATTTAACTACCTGGGAGGAAAGTTGCTGGCTCTCCTAGCATCCTCAAAGGAACTCAAGCAACAGTTTGATGACAAGTATGGAACAGATCTCAAATATTTTGAGACTACATCTCTCTATGGGACAACTAAAGGTATGTCCATGTATGATGGACTAAAACCATTTCTAAGGCACATAGGAGACACGGAGAGCAACTTCCTACCCCTCTTCCATGATGATGAGTTCCGTGACTTCTTCTGGTGGTTTAACGAGCGTAATGGTGGTGAGCGCCTGATTCCTGCAGATAAGTCATCAAAGAAACTCAAGATTCAAACCAGGATGATTTCTATCATTCGTAAGTCTTTGCAAGACGAAGATAAACTTAAAGAGTTTAATGATTGTATTGACCATGCAAAGTCTTTGACTGAAAAGAAAAGATACTACTTTGGAAAATTCCAACATACTTCTGAAGAAGTAATTGCTTGGTGGAAGAAGAAAGCAACCAAGAGGTATGAGAAGTTGCAATCTCAAAACAGAGTAAGAACTGAACTTGAGATCTGGGAACCTGGAGTTGATTTGGAGATTATTAGATAATGGAACTAAAAGATTGGTTGAATAGTATCAACTTTAACAAAGAGGATTTGTCTGAACACATCAAGGACTATCCACCATATATTATTAATAGGTGCCTGTCTGGACATCTAGATTGTATTATGTTTGCCAACGAAATGAACAAATATCATTTTATTGACAAGGATATGCAATATTCATTCTTCCTAAATACTTTGAGGAAAAAGAAGAGGTTCTCTCCCTGGCTCCGTAAAGAAAAAGTCACAGACCTAGAATGTGTCAAACAATACTATGGTTATAGTAATGAAAAAGCATCTCAAGCTCTGAAGATTCTTACCCCAGAACAAATTAACTACATTAAACAACGACTTGATATTGGAGGAATGAAATGACCGTAGAACCTACCGTCGAATGGTCACAGGATCAAATGGTTGAGGTAGTCCTCAACGAACCAGATGACTTTCTAAAAGTACGTGAGACGCTTACACGTATCGGAGTAGCATCAAGGAAGGAGAAGAAACTCTATCAGAGTTGCCACATCTTGCATAAGCAAGGACGTTATTTTATCGTCCACTTCAAAGAGTTGTTTGCATTGGATGGGAAACATGCTAATCTTACAATTAACGATGTTCAGCGACGTAATCGTATTACTCGCCTACTTGCTGATTGGGGACTGATCAGTGTAGTTAATGAGGATTCAGTTGTTGATATTGCACCGCTGAATCAAATCAAAGTTCTTGCCTATAAAGATAAGGGTCTGTGGGTACTTGAGCAGAAGTACAACATTGGCAAAAAAGGCAAGACTCAAGAAACTGAATAAATATTAGGAGGTATGTGCCTCCTTTTTTATTAGATGGGAATATTTTCAGGTATTAAAAAATATAGAAAACCACTTACGGAGATTGATGAAAAAATCCGTCAGTTGAATGAAATCACCATGACTGCCTATGATTTTTATGGGGAGTTGGATGATGCGGGTCAACCTTGGGATATAGATGATACAAACCCAGAGACCTATGAAAAACCAGTGAAAGTTAAGGAGGATATGAGTATTGCAAAGCAGAAATCAATGGCAAGGCATCTGAAGAAAGAATATAAGAGAAAAGACAGACCAGCATTTCTTACGAAAAAAAGAAATAAATAGTAAGTCGCTCTTTCGTGCGCGACACGCTACATACGGAATACACGCTACATTCTGGCGGTTAACCACACCTCCTTTTTTCTGCTTTCTTGTATAATTAGTATTGGATGCCGAAAGGGTCCATAAAATACAAACTCGCTTAATAGGAGCTAGAAGAATGGGAAACCTCATGAAGTATCATGCTGAAGATCTTCCTCAGATCTTGGATAAGATTTCCAAGAATAGTATTGGCATGAATGAATATCTGAATAGAGTATTTGATCTACACGAGACAACTACCAACTACCCACCTTACAACTTGGTACAGGTTAGTAATGTAGAGTCTAGGTTGGAGTTAGCACTTGCAGGATTTAAGAAGAAAGAAGTCAATGTCTACACACAAGACGGTAAACTTTTTGTTGAAGGTCAGAAAGAGGATAAAGAAACGGAAACGAACTACCTGCACAAAGGTTTGGCTCAACGGTCGTTTACACGAGCATGGACACTCTCTGATGACACGGAAGTTAGATCAGTTGATTTTGAGGATGGGCTTTTGACAGTTGTTCTTGGCAGAATTGTTCCTACACATCATCAACGAAAAGATTGGTTCTAAATAAAGTATCGTCGCCGCAGACGGAGGGGAAACTGGCAAAAACCAGTTGACTCCCCTCTTTTTTATTGCTAAAATATGAATACGGAATAATCTAATTATGACAATCAAAGTTTTGCTTCTGAAATCTGGAGAAGATGTCATTGCTGACGTAAAGGAGATGGTTTCCTCTGATAAAAAAGTCCTTGGTTACTTTTTGACAAAACCCTGTGTCATTAAAATGTCCAATACTGATAACCTCACCACTGAGGAGTTGGACTCTAAATCAGAGAAGAAGTCTGAATTTTCTGTGACAATGTATCCTTGGATGCCCATTGCAAAAGAAAAAACCATACCACTCTCAACTGACTGGGTTGTTACAATGGTAACTCCAGTAGAAAAAATCTATGAAATGTATCAAGAGGACATTCTAAAAAATGGAAAAGAAAGTAATCAAAGTGATTCTACTGCAGACGAATCAGAAACTGATTAGTGAAATCACAGAGGTAACTGCTGACATTGGTCAACCAGATTGTAAACTTATCAATCCAATGGAGATTTGTGAGTCAAGCACTCTTTCTCCTTGGATGCTTGAGCATACAAAGCAAGATACTTTTATGATTAGTTCTGATAAAATCATCACACTTGTAGACCCAATGCCAACTCTACTTGAGAAGTACATTGACCTTACGAAATGAGAGTTCTAAGCATTGATCTTGATTTTATCATGGCTCCCACTGACCATATTTCTAGGGAGATAGCATTTCATAATAATCCCCTAGTGAGATGGGATGCCTTTTTCAGTACCTCAAGGTATAAGAAAGAGGAACTTCACTATGATGAAGACAAATTAATTTTCGTACAAAATCTTTTTAGTGAAGCAATCAAGCATTGTGATAATGTCAAGTTTGGATATGATCATGACTCAATCTTGTATCATATCGCAGAATATGAATCGATTGATTTGATCAACATTGATGAGCACGATGATGTTCTGATGTGTGATTATGACTTTGTGAAAAGTGAGCGACGTTCCTTTGAACAAGAAGTCGATTATATGCTACACTATGATGCGGTCAATGAAGGCAATTGGATTGGATGGCTCAACGTAAAGAAGAAACTGAAGTCCCTTGTATGGATTGCAAACAAGTATTCTCTCATAGGGAGAAAGAAACAGTTTGTTCAAGACTTTATTGATGATTATACGTATGATGACGATGGTAGTTATCAAATAGATAATTATAAGTTCGATCATATCTTTGTTTGTTTATCGCCACAATACATTCCTGCACATCATTGGAATGTAATGAACTGGTTTATTGAAAAATATGAAAACCATAGTGGCACCAAAGTTGATCCAAGTGATTGGGACAACAAGAAATTTGAAATTGAGTACCTCCATAGGAAAGTGACTGATGCGATTCTACACAAACGTGCAAATGATT